GTGCTTTCTGGTGCGGCTGTGGTTGGCGTAGTGCTTTCCGGTGCTGCGGTAGTAGGTGCTGTAGTTTCTGGTGCCGGGTCTATTACTGTGTCTACCATTGGTTAACTCCTCTTGTGTTTAAAACGATACCTTGTCAACTCCCCTACCGGTGTTAACGTCAAGATCGGATGCAATAAGCACCGCTTCGGTTGCGGTAGCCCCGTGTGCCATGGCACCGAGTGCGTAATCCGCGCCCGACCCCGCCGCCCAATACTTCAGAATCCCGAGATCACACGGGTTAGCGTTTGTATCATCGTAGGTAACCACTCTGCCGTCTTCATGGATGACCATAGCGGTTAAGGTATCTATCGCCGGGTTATCCTGGAATCCGCGTTCCACGAACCGAAGGAACGCTTGCCCATCCGCTAGTCGCCCTGAAAAGCCAACGAGGTATTTCTTCTTTTTACATTTGACTTTGAATACCTTTGTGGTGGTAGTCGGCGTGCCCCCACTCGTCGCCTGCCGGTCCCCCGCCAGCGTCCTGCCGTCCCATGTTATCGTCGTCATTTCTTATCCTTCAAAATCGCCTTATTCAGTTTCAACATTTTCACCAGTTGCAAGCCGACGAACCGCCGTCCACTGGCGAAGGCATGATCCCTTTCATCGGTGCGGTATTCCAGTTCGTAGGTACCGCAGGCGTTGTATATGATCCAGGTCATCGCCCGCTGTTGCTGTTGCTCTGTAGCGGTACCGGCCATGACCGCCTGCAATGCCGCCACGTCCGCAATGTCGTACTTGACGGGTAGGAAAACGTCGGGTTGCTTGCTCATGGCGCGGCTCCCAGTCCGAGCCCCGGCGTGCCGCTACCCGTGGGCGAGTTGGCTTTCGATACCGTGGCCGCCACGTTGGCACCGGCCTGCATTTGCGCGAGCAGTTCAGCGGTTTGCTGTTGCTGTTTGGCTTCTTCCGCGAATTGCTGTACGGTGGCTTCGGATCGCAGCCAGGAAGCCGGAACGCCGGTTCCCTGCAAGGTATCGCGCAAGGCTTTCTTGGCGTCCAGCATGTAGGACACGGTTTGGTCAAGCGGGATAATTTGCGAGATCATCGAATTCGCCTCGAGCAACCGTTGCCCCTTCTCGCGCTCGATCGCATCGTGCAATGGGGACTCAAACACGAACTGGAAATCGACCCCGTGCAGTTCTTCCGGCATGTCGAAGGGGGATCCGAACACGCCGGAACGCATCAGCAATTCGAAAGTGTTCTCGCACAATGGGCCGTTGTATTCCGGTTCCATGGGCTCGAATAGCGGCATGGCTTGACGGATATACTCCTGCACCCGCTGCCCTACCTCGTAGGCCGTCATGTCACCATCCGGTGCGGGCAAGGCGATCTTGTTCAGGTAGAAGGCTTCGGCTATCTGTTGGCGCACGTCCTGGGACATCTCAAGCCCCAGCGGTATGCCGCTCTTGTCCAACGTAAGCGGCCTCAAAACCTCGCCCAGCCGTTCGTCGTATTCCATGTCAACCCAGGTTACGCCGCCGGCCAGGATGTTGAGATCGGAGCGTAGCGCCCCTTGTACGGCGACCATGGGTGGGGATACCGCCTTCTCGCCTGCTTCCAGTAGTACGCCGGTCATCGCCTGTATCAAGCGGGCGTCGGGCATGGCTACCACTGTGGCCGGGGAATAGGCATACTGCGAACCGCTCACTGTCTGCCAACGGGGGATTGTGTACTCCATGTTGAGTACGCCTACCTCTTCCATCTTGTGTTTGTTGGCTACGTCCAGGTAAACCGAAAGAAATGGCGTGTTATATTTCTTGCCGTCATCGCTGGGGTATGCGTCCGAGGGAACGATGCAGTGCCATACCTCTATCTCGTCGTAGGGTTGCTTCTCCATCTTGTCGGATACGTTCTTATGGACTTTGCCCGGGAACAAGCGCATAAGGTCGGCTACCGTCGGCTTCCATTTGCGGTAAATGGTACCGATCGCACCGTTCTCGTCTTCCATCCAGGCAACGTCCCGCAAATGCCAGCAACGGTACAAGAGGCTATTGCCGTGTGAATTGAGTGTGGTTTGTATGACGGTTTGACCGAAGGCGGCGAAGTCATTGTCGCCTTCCTTGGTGGCCCGGGCGAACTGACTGGTACGGGCATACATCGCGCGCCGTTGGCGGTTCTCCGCCATCTCAAGCCATGCCCTCGCTTCGGTGCCGAGTGCTTCCCAGTTCGTCGTGCGGATGTGAAACCAATTCTTGCTGGTAGGCCGCAGCATGGTCCCGAACGCATTGCCCAGATCCCGGCGTGCGAGCAACGGGTAGCCGGTAGTCAGCCATTCCCCGAACTCCCGCCCGATGTTGCGGGTAGTGGTGAAATCCGCCCGTTCGGGGTAGAAGTTCTCGGCTATGCGCTGCCACAACGCAAGCAGGGAACTGCGTTTCTCGAATAGCTGTCCGCCTTGTTGGGTGAGATATTCGGTACTCACTTAACCCCCGAGTGCGTCATCGTTGGCCGAAAGCATAGTGCTGGCTCGCCCCTTGGTTTGTTGTAGGGCCAGTGCCGCTTTCTTGCGCGCGTTGTTCACCGATTCGGAATCAGCTTGCGGCATTGTGTTGGGCTGAACTACCGTCGGCGTTTTTGGTTCCTTCTGATCGCCTGACAACATCGTGAAAGGCAACGACAGCCCGCCGGTAAATATTGCGGGTAATACGTCCTTCATTACGCTCATGCTATCCCCCTCCCAATTTCAGCCCGTCCGAACCGGACAAAACAGTGCTACTTCTACCGCTCTGCGCCATGGCGGCTGCAGCGGCTCGCTTCCGTGCTTTGTCAATCGTTGCGGTATCGGTTTCCGGCATGACTGGTGTTAATATCGTAGGCACCGGAACCTTTTTACCCCCTCCGAACATGTTGCCCATACGTACCCCCTATGTCCTGTGGTTCTTCATGATTACTTGCGGATTGCGGTTCGCCCCGAAGTTCTTCCAGCCGCCCGCGATATTGGCACCGCGCACGCCGTCGAACCACGCCATCACAACCGCGTCGCCCTCGTCGGTTGACCGCCCCAGTCTCTTGCAAACATCCTCTTTAGATTCGACCTTCACCTTGCCGCCGACATTGCTACCGATAATCTCGTAGGTCGGTGCGCACAAATCTGCTACCAGCGTCGGGCTTTGCGGTAGACATATCGTCGATCCTTGCGGCTGGGCCGGATTCAGGGCTTCGCGAAACCGCCAATAGGCTTCTGTTCGTATATTGAAAAATGACAATTTCCTATCTTCCGAACGCCGTACCGACTGCTTCACGCCCATATACCCTATGCAATCAATACTGTTAGCTACAAGGTGTATTACCGTATCTCCTCCCCACCCGCCCCCGTTGTCAACGATTACCCGGGCGTTATCGCGCCGTTTCGCTACCACCAGTCCCGCCGCCGTGATTCCGTCCGGTACCTGCTTTCCGGGTATCTTTATCAGCGGCGCGTACCAGCCGTCATGCCGGATAGCGATTACCATGTTGTCCTTGCCGCCCTGCGCGATATCAACGCCCATGGCACACATGGGAACACCGACTGGCGGCGTACTCGTCCATCTCGCTTGCGCTTCCCGTATCCAGGCCGTCGGTATGGTTTGCATTGCGTCGTCCTGCAATGCCGCACCGAAGTTACCGTCGCGGTATGCCGCCCGTTCCGCACCGCTCAAACTGTCCAGACTCGCCTGGTAGTCCGTTGCCATCAGGTCGGGGTTATCCTGCAGGGTCGCCGGAATGAAGGTTCGGGACCGTGCATACACCTGTTGGCCATCTATCTCGTGCGGTCCGCGCCCGTCTACCTCTACTTCCTTGCCTTCGGTGTCAGATGTGTACCAACGAAGTTCTCCGGGCTTGGCGGGGTTGTGGTGCTGTGGGTCAAGCCAAGCGGCCCAGCGGCGTAAGACCCATAATCCTTCGGGACGGGTAGGCGGGTTCCCTGCGGCCACAACTCGACAACGCTGCCCAGGGATAGCTGAACGGTTCCACGCGAGGATGAAGGTGTATTGAGATTCGGTAAAATCAGATACTTCGTCAAAACAGATGAGGTCATGCGGTATCCCCTTGTATTTCTGTTTGTCTTCTTCAAGCTGCACGCCGCCCAGGTCTATTACCCGGTCATCGGGTCGGCGCCACATTCCTGATTGGCTGTTGAACCCATCCCGCGAACCGAGAATCGCGCTCATGCGTTCCACCAATCCCAATACTTCCTTGTTTGTTCGCCGCAGTATCATCGATCGGCGGTGTGCGGTAAGTGCAAGGCCGATCTCGAGGTCGGTCTTCCCGCCCCCCGCCTGCCCGCCGTAAAATAGCTCGTCGGCTTCCGAGAAATAGGCTTCGGTTTGCGGCCCGGGATTGGGTACCCATACCATGTTTTTGGTCGCGTTTAACGCCCTGTTCACGACCTCTTCCTTGTCCTTGGAAGATGTCCTCGTGAGTGCGTCTATATAGTCGGCTAATTGCATCCGGCGATAGTAACCGTAAGTCGTTCTAACATCAATTACTTACTGCCCCACACCGAGCAGGGACAACATCTTGAGTACCCCCGCCACGAACCCTATGTACGCAAGGGTAAGCGCGCCCGTGGGCGTGATCGACCCGGCCAGGGATTTCAACACCTGGTACGCTTCGGCCAGTGCCCCCGTTACCGTAATCGATCCCGCAAACGCCTTCGTAGTGAGCTTGTTCAACGCACCGGACAGGGTTATGGATGCGCTCAACCCCTTGGCGGTAAGCTTGGTTATGGCACCGGTCAGGGTGCTGGCTCCCGCCAGGGCTTTCTGAGTCATCTTCGACAGGACCCCGGATGGTGTAATGGATCCCGCAACCGAAGCGGTAAACAAGATCATGGTCGATAATGCGCCGCTTCCAGTTACCGATCCGGCAAATGCTTTCGCGGTTTGCTTTATGAGTTGCCCAGTACCTGTTAGGGACCCCGCAAAGGATTTCGCTATAGACCTTGACAATGTGCCCGCCGCCGTGCTGCTTCCTGATAGCCCCTTGCCAGTTCGCTTCGTGAGTGCCCCGGTTGCGGTGCTGCTTCCCGCTAGTGGCTTATTGGTTCGCTTAGCGAGTGCCCCGGCTGGGGTTAGGGAACCAGATATCGATTGGGTGTACGCCGTGCCGCCTGCGGCTGCGGATACCCATATCCTGCGGGTTGGGGCTTTGAATATCTGCCAGGGGTTTACTGACAGCGAGTACATCTCTGTACTCGACAGCTTCCCTGCGAATGCCTGAACCGTAAGCATTTTATGGGGGCTGGTTGCGTCCCCTTTTACCGAGAATGATGCGCTCGTCGCGCCTGCTGTGTCTTTAGTCCAACCGGCCGAGCCTATCGATACGCCATCCAGGTAGAACGTTACCGTAGCTGCGGCGTCGTCATATATCACGCCTACCGAATGGATGGTACCGTCGGTAACACCTACCGGCCCCACCGTTGGTCCCGAGCCAGAGAAAAGCCCCGCTAGCCTAAAGCGTATCTGCCCGGGG